TTCAATCTGACTGATCAGAATCTGATTGTTCATTAATAACAATATTTTGATTGGTTTCATTTTCTTTAATACCTAATATTTGCGTTTCGTAAAGTTGTTTAAGTTGATCTACAGGTTCTACAATAGTTACAATATATTCAGGAATAATTTCAACAGTATCATCTTTACAAAGAATTGGCCAATTGGTCAGCGATACACTATGTTGGTTAGTAGAATTTTCACCAGTCAAGATTTTATAAGTACCATTGAGTGTAACCTTGCAAGGATTATCTAAAACATAGCAAACTAATTTATCTTCATAAAAACCCTCTTTAATATTGGAAATTATGTTTTCTCCTGATTTCAAAATCACAAGTTTTACTGTCATAGTAGTCTCATACCTCCTGATATTCTACCAATAAAAAAAGGAGGAGTCAACCTGGATTGTGCCAGGTGCTCCTCTGCGCCGACGATATTCATTTATATTTATTCTCCACCATCTCCTCCGCTTCCATCCCCACCGGCACTTGAACGACTTCTTACTGGAACTGCTTTTCCTTTTGGAATTTGTTTTGATTTTCCCGCAGAATGAACAGTGTGAGGAACTGCATTTTTATATGCGATTGTTTTGAACTCGTCGAAAGATTTCATTTTTATTTTTATTTAGAGATAATCTTTCCGAGTATGATGTTCTGGAACAATTTTACCAAGAATAATTGTTAACAGTCCATCCTCGAAAGTGACATCCTTGATTGTCGTATCATCGGATAATGTCCATGCTCTCTTGAAACTTCTTTGAGCCAGTCCCTTATGGACGTAACGGGTATCAGTCTCCCTGTCCTCTTTTTGCCCTTCAACAAAAAGTTTTCCATACTCTGTGTATACATTGACTTCCTCCTTCTTAAATCCAGCAAGTGCAAGTTCCAAACGTGATTCGACGTTACTTACCTGAACAAGATTATATGGAGGATAATTGGAAGTTGTTTCATGAAGATTGAATAAACGATCAAAATATTCGTCCATTCCAATACTATTGCGAGTAATCCTATCCAGAAGAGTAGGAAGATCCGCAGCAGTATAACGTGCGAGGTTAGTCATTATAGTAGCTCCTTGAAAAGCGAGTTTGTGTTGTGTAGACCCTTTCGGCATCCATTATTAATTATACAAGATACGAAAAAAAGAGGAACGGTGAAAACCGAACCTCTTTTTAGGGTGTTCCGACTTTTGTAGAGACCGCACGAAAGTCTCAAATATATTTATTCGGTTTCTACACCCTTCCCCTTCTTACCAATATTATACTTCTGCTCCAGAATCCAATCTCCTTTGTCCTTATATGCAAGAACTTTAATTTGATTGAGTGGTGCAATGTCAGATACAGAATCTTCCTTCACAACAGTAATCAATCCCCAATCTGCAAGAAGACGTGCAATACGATTACGACGCTGAACATCATTTACCGTAAGGTTTGCATGTTTACCATCAAGGGCGAACAGTTCCTTAAAGTGAACAATATAGTACCTTCCCTGCTTGTGCAGAATATGACAAGATTGGTAGAGTTTTTTCTCCTTTCTCGATGCAACTCCGATACGAGTCAAAGTTTCACGGACTTTTAGAAAGTCATCAGGTTCATTAAGAATTACCTCAACCATTTGGTCTTGAGACCAATTTACTGTAGGTTCTACCGTAGTAGTCATTTTGATCCTCCAATGTCAAGTCGTTTTTTAATAAAGTTAATTTGTTCTTTTGTCAGGATTTTCAGTGCTTGAGATGCTTTTTCATTACTATAACCATAGTATTGTTTGATACATTCTAAGTCTGTGATTTTATCCTTACGGATCCAGGGAGAAAATCTCTTCTTTTTCCTCAAACTATTTAGATAAAACGAATATTGCATCTTCTTATCAAGATGATGATTCATATTCATTTCATTCGCAAAAAGAATACAATCAATATGCCCAGATAGACACTTATTAACAATAAATGGAGAATATTCTTTAATATTCTCTGATAAATCTTCTTTCGTAAAATTAATCGAGTTTAACCAATCCTTCAATTCCATAATTAAAAAGTAGCAGTTCCTTTCTTTGTTTTTGCTCTCGCATATATTCACCAACAGAACGCATCGTATAAGTCAGATCAAACTCAGCAGCATTCCATTTCCCACCTAAAAAACGGTTTTTTACAAGTTGATCTGTATTATAACTCACCAACATATCCATATTGCTGATATTGCAATCAGCAGCAAACTTATCGTGATCAAATCCTTTATGCATTGATCCCTTATTCCCATAGAGATTATCCTTAATATCATAAGGAGGATCGAGATACATAAAAGCACTCTTGTTTCCATCCATCAGATAGTCATAGGAGTAATTAGTTATGCGCCAGTGTTCGATAAGTTTAGAATATTCAGGAAGTTTTTCAATTCCACGAACAGAAAAATTAGAGTTACTTGCTTGAGGGGAAAAAGAAGATATTTCAGTTAGACCACTAAAAGAACATTTATTTACAATATAAAACCTTACGGCACGTTCAAAATCACTGGTATTAGGATCATTCAAGATCTGCTTTGAAATATCAAAAAGACCCCTAGCAGATTCTGGATCAGGACAAACACTTTTAAAATGAAGAAGATGTTCTTTCAGTTCTTCCCCAAACATCTGAAGTTGTTGCCAGAATGTTACAAGCGGAGGATAAAGATCGTTTACCCAGATTTTAAGATCAGGGTACTTTTTGGTAATAAAAATTGCTACGGAACCACCACCAAGAAACGGTTCACGGAACTCATCATAGTTGCGAAGATCTGGAAAATATTGATCTATTTTAGCACAAGCGCGGGACTTACCACCAGGCCAACGCAATGGTGTTTTCAGAGATTTCATTTCATAAACTCCAAAATTGAATTTTTAGTTCTGCCCAATTCAAAAGAAAAAGTATCAGTTTTTTTATCTTTTGCTACAACTTGACGATTCATAAACGGAGTTGAACCATTAAATATTCCATAGAAAAAAATCATCATTGCTTCAAGAGCAAGAGCCCAAGATCTTTTATTAAGGTCTATAAAATATGACTTTTCCGATATAACTGGAATCATCATTAACCACAAGGTATTTTCACCATCTAAAACATTTTTTCCATATCCATATTTTTCATAAAATAATTCATACTTTTCTTCTTTAGATTTACCCCCAACTAAAGCAGTAAAATGTTCTTGCATTCTTTTTGCTGAAGAAGAATATAATTTTGTTAACCTATAACTTTTTTTATCACAATATTCATCGGGAGAAGTTTGTCCAATATAAACGCACTTACCAGGAAAATCGAAAATAGTTTGATTCGAAGAAGGTTTTACGTTATTCCAAACAAATGCATAAACAAACCCACCATATATTAAACCAATATTGTTAGTATATTTTGAGTGTTCTGTAAATTTACACCAATTAACATCTTTATATTTAAAAATGTACTTCAATAAATGATTGTAAAAAGTTGCTGTCATTTGAATTCACACTCAAACTCACATTCTTTATAAATATTTATAGTAGTCATAATAAAATGTTCTCCAATACAAAATATACAAAATGGTATTACGAAATAATCAAAAAATATTCAGTTTATGATAAAAATGTTTTTACCGAAAAGCACCATATTATTCCAAAAAGTATGGGGGGTCAAGATGTAGAAACAAATTTAGTTAGAGTTTCTCCAAGAGTTCATTATGTTCTTCATTTACTTTTATTTAAAATGACTTCGGGAGCAGCAAAAAGAAAAATGTATTTTGCAGTTTGGAATATGAGTCATTCAAGAGCAATTAAAAATGGAGCAATGTATCAGGTATTGAGAGAACAATCCGAAGAACATATGAAGTCTATAAGACCAAAAGAACCTTGGAATAAAGGAAAAAAGAATTGTTTTACGGAAGAAACAAAAGAAAAATTTAGAAAAATTAGAAAAGGAAAGTCATATGGAAAAGTTTGGAAAATAAATTACAAAGGGATTGAATACAATTCAATCAAAGAATGTATGAAAATAACTGGAGATAGTTATTACTTAATAACAACTTATGGTTCCAAATTAGAAAAATACAGACCTTAACGAAATTCGCATTCAACCATTAACTCTGTTAATGCTGCTAAGAGATTAATCTCTTGGTCACAAACAAAAGCACACTGATACTGATACTTAGCAATAACAAGAACGGCAGCGGGGATAGACTGGGGAACAAGACAATCGTAACAGGCGTCATAAATCCTGCGAAGTAGACTAGTAGCATCGTTGTCCAAGTTGGAGACCACCCACTTACGTACTTCTGGGAAGTTCTTTTCTTTGAGGTTCTTGACCAGTTCATTTACAGAGATGTCAGAGAAAGATGCAAGAATGCCCGAGTCGATTTTTCCTCCTGTAGAATACCTCTGGCATTCGTTGAGGACCCTACGAAAATCGGGAAAGTGCTTGGATACAAGTTCTGCAAGAACCTTTTGGTCATACTCAATCCTTTCCTGATCCAGGATCGTTTGGAGACGCTTGAAGAAGGATCCTGCAAGTTGTTGCTTTTGTTTCCCCTTGATTGTGAAGTCAATGACGGCACATCTGGAGTGCAGGGGTTCAATGATTTTGTTCTTGTAGTTGCAGGTGAAGATGAAGCGGCAGTTGCTATAAAATGCCTCAATATTCGCCCGTAGTAGGAGTTGTACATCATTCCCGGTGTTGTCCGCTTCGTCAATGATGATGACTTTATGTTTAGAAGATCCCGTAAGTGAGACGGTCGAAGCGAAGTTCTTTGCTTGGTTCCGTACAGTATCCAGGAAACGCCCCTCGTCGGATCCATTGATGACATAATAATCTGCTCCTAGTTCATTACATAACGCTTTTGCGATTGTTGTTTTACCAATTCCAGGAGGTCCAGCAAGAAGGAGATTTGGGATCTCACCCTTCTCCACAAACTCCTTGAATGTTTTTTTAGTATCATCAGGAAGAATACAGTCGTCAATTACTTGCGGTCTGTATTTTTCTACGAATAAGAATTCACTTGTCATAATTAAATCCAATCAGGTTTTTTCAATTCGGAGGTAGGGACAACTTCCCACCATTCATTTCCATCAAAAATATACACCGTGTATGTATCTTTGTCAAGAAAAAAATCACCCTTTTTGTATTTCATACCCATTCTGGACGCCTTTGAGGCATACGAAGATAGTTGTCCTTCACCCAAGTTTTTGAGGAAATATATCTTTTATATGCCTCAAATGTATCTATGGAAGTGTCAAGTTTATACTCATCTGGCATTGCACGAGCAAATGGAGTTACTTCTGTAATCTTACCTTTGGGGAAAAGATAGTATGCTTCCAAAAGAGTATTATAACACGAATGTGGTTTTCCATAACGGAGTTGGAATTCATCACAGAGGTTCATTCCGTGCTTGATTAACCAATAGGCATTATGAATGCTTTCTGCTGCCCATTTGGTGCAGGGATGATTACGGAAGGCTCCTTTAGCGGTCGCATAAGGATTTCCATCTTTCTTATGAAGTGGTCCATAATTATGATACCAAGAAGAAGCAACAATAGAAAGCATTTGGCAAGTTTCGAGTGCCATTTTCGTTATATGTCGGTCAGGAAGTACGATTGCACTTTCAGCAGGCCAAGGAGAAGTTACAAAGATGTTCATCAGAAACAGTACTTTTGAACGACGTATTTTACTTTATCAGGTTTATCTTCCATCCAAAATGCTTCGTGCTCAAGATCTCTAACACTTTTACCACTAATTGAAACTGCAGCATTTACATCATTTTTTCTTCTTTCAGTAAGGAGCATTTGATTCTTGGAGATCCCAAAAGGAATCATATATGATGAATTAGATTTACATGCTTGAGCAACGTGAGTAGATTCGTGAAGGAGAGTTTCATTTACATCATACTCAGCATTACCTCTACTTTTGATTTTATTTGTACAAAATGTCAAGGTTTTTTTTGTAGAGTCAAACCACCCATAAATGTCGTATTGACGGCAAATTGGAGTATTTTCAACCACCCGCACCTTTTGAGAAATCATTTTGTAAATTTCTTGAGATGCGGGAGAAAGATAAAGTAAAAAGTCCATCAACCAAAAGTCGAATCGGGTTCCAGAGCAATATAATAGCACAGATCGTGGTTCTTAGATTGGAACCGTGACAAAAGTTTTTGAGACACAACTACTTCATAAGTGCCAGGAAGAATCTTAATATTCTCTACCTTGAAGTTGAAAGTGAACACGCTATCGGTTTCACCAACAACAATGGAAAAATCGTTAGAAGTGTCATTTTTCTTGTCACGAACAACCAGTTTCACAACACCTGCTTCACCGACAGCAGAAATGTCCGGAAGTTGATAAACTGCTGCTGCTTTAAGAAGTTTATCCATCTGCTCCGTAGAGAGTTCAAAACAAACATCCTCACTGGGAAGATTGATTGCTTTGTCTGGAGGAGTAACAATCACATTAGGATCTGCAAAGAAATACTTGGATCGCATTTTACCTTCACGAATGACGACATAACCATCATTCTCAAAGTCCAGTTCAGGTGCTTTATGAAGTCCAAGACCATTGAGGAACTGGTTCAAATCATAGATACCAAAGTCACGGGGAAACTCTTCAGTAATAGTTGCTTCAGCAAGGATGTTTTTCATGACGCTAATGGTTCGGAGTTTGTTACCTTCCTTGAAGAGAATAGACTGATTGATACCAGAGAAGTTTTTGAGAACCGAAAGAGTTTTATCAGAGAGTTTCATAATAATCAGCGAAATTCAGAGAGACCATTATCTTGACGAGAGTAGTGACCGTCAAAGTGGAGAAGTAGCATAGCATAGTGAATGACTTTCAGCAAATCACGCTTATTGCGTCCATCCTTATCACCATAACGAGAACCATATTTTAAAATATT